AATCTCTATTGCACCTTTTTTAGTTTCAACTGCTTTTTTGTTTTTCTTTTTTGGTTCTAATAAGTGATCAATGTCTTTTCTATCTCCATCGTAAAAATCACCAACATTGTAAGCCTTTTTGGTCTTAATGCAAAAAAAATTCTTTATTACTTTCATAATCTAAAAATATTAAAAAAGCCTACCTAAGTAATAGATAGGCTTTAAGTTAAAAATATAAAACAGTATTACTCTGCAGTAAAGTCTCCAAAGATTAAAGCCTCTGGTCTTTCAACTGCTAAAGCAGTTTGAGATTCGATACGTGCAGTAATGTTGTTCTTTACAAAGTTACTACCCTCAACATCTGAAAACTCTAAAGATAGACCCTCAGTATTGATTTTATTAACTCTTGACCAATCACCTACAAAATATTTGTTAGCACTCAACCAAGTAGCTTTCATTACTTGCAAACCTGCAACTCTTAAAACACCACCCTCATAAGTAACTGCAGACTCTAAATCGTCTTTTGCTGCTTTCAACATATCCATGTAGTCCAAAGGTCGTACAACGATTCCGTTAGCTTCATAGTCAGCATCTTCTAACTTAGCTATTTCATTCATTAGCATCTGTGGCTTGTTTTGACCTGTGATAACCTCAGTTGAAGCAGTAGCATCAGCCTCTAAAATAGCGTTAAAGATAGAGTTCTCAGACTTGAAGTAGTCTCTACGTAACAAAGCAGGAACTGCAGAAGCGATATAAGAAAGGTTGTTTCTCATTTTCTTAGAATATCTTGCAAATCCAGCGATAAAGTCAGTCGGTACATCTACAGTCTCAAAGTCGTAATCAATTTGAGATTTATCTGCTCCCTCAGTCTGTGCAGCAATTCCCCCTTCTTGTCCTACTTCTCTTGTGTAAGTGTAAGTACCTCCACCGATGTTTACAGAACCAACCAAATCAGATACATTAACCTTTTGAGATGGAAAAGCAACTATATCGTAGTTGTAGTCTCTTGGCTCGTCTCCAGAAAGATTACCAGTACTCATGTTTGCAACTGCTTTGATTTCAACATCTACAGATGTTTTAGGTCTTGCTTTTGTCAACTGCTCACCACTTTCAAGGATTGCATTCTTAATAAAGTCACCCTCAGACTTAACTTCTTTAGCTTGTTTCTCTTGCATCTTAGCATCGATAGCATCTGCTTGGTCTTGAATCTTTTTCAATTCCTCAGCCAATTCAGATTTTACACCACCTACTAATTCTTTAACCTCACCCTCGAAAGTTTCGATAGCAGATTTTACTTCTTCTTTAGACTTTCCCTCTAATTTTGCAGAAAGTGCTTCTAATTGTTCTTTTAATTCCATTTTTAAATGTTTTTGATAAATTCGTTAATTGTTTTTATGTTATTCTCGTTCGGCTCAACAATTAGTTTAGGAGTATCTAAAACAGATGGCTCTTTATTGTCAAGTGATTTTTTACCTAACTCATAGGCTTGTTTTTGTAGTTGTTTAAGTGCTACCTCTAAAAGTAGAAAAGTCTCATCTGTGAACGTTCCCGTAGTTATAGCCTTGATTAATTTCTTTTGCTCTGCTTCCAATTCTTTAACAGTAACCAAACTCTTAAAACCCGTGAATGGTGTGCTTGGGTTCATTCCTCTTGTAGTATTAGAACCCTCGAAAAGTTTAACCTCTTTTAAATATCTAATGTTTTCTTTTCTATCGTAGTCAGACTTAATGGTCGCATATCCGTACGAATGTTCGTTCATTATTCCAGCATCATACAATTTAAGTGTATCATCAGAATAAGTAGTACTAATTAAAGGCTCAGATTCAAAATACAAACCTTTGCTATCTTCTTCAAGTACTGCAAATTTTCCATGTGGCTGATCCCATCGATGTTGGTTCAAAAAATATATTTCGTTCTTGCGCTCTGCTAACGACTTTTTAAACATTCCCTTTAGACCGACATCGCCTCCGTGGTCTACATTGTCGAAAGAAGTTAAATAGCCCGTTACAACTCTTGATTTAAAATCAAAGTCTTTTACACCACCCCCGAAAGATTTATAATTTATCATGCTTATACGATTATTTTTGTAAATATACAAATTTTTTTATTGTTTTCTTATCGGCTCGCCGTTTGCATCTCTTCGAGGTCTATAAGCGACTGAACAACGACAATTAACCACATTTCCTGCACTACCTTTTTTATCTCCTGGAAACATTAGTTTTTCACCTCTTGAAGTTATAAAAGGCTTATCGGGGTCAACTCTTTTGCCATTTAAATCTTGATGGTCATATTTGTCGGGTGGTGTTCTTCTAACTCTTGAATCTCTTGCGCTTATCCAAACCTTATCCATCTCAAAGCCGTTAGACTCATAGGCTTGCGTTGCTGAAAAGTTAGCAGCAGTATTGCTTTCTGTTCTCGCTATTCTTAACGCTTGCCATTTATAGAAATTAGGCTTTTTGACAATGTTTTGTATTCTTTTAGTTATTGCTCTAATATCGCCACCCTCTCTAATAGCATCAACAAACAGTTTTTTTATAGCAGTCTTATAAGTTGCCTCTATACTTATTATGGAATCAGTAGCAAACTCTTCTAAATACTTTTTTAAGTTTACTAAAAAGATATTCTCAAAATTAGCAAACTCAAAATATTTTAATTCTTTATTGATTTGTGCGCCCGACCTTTTACCATGAACTAAACCAATATCTGTGTATATTTTCTCGAAGGTTCTATACATTGGATCGTCATTTATTACTGCATCCAACATAACCTCGTAGTTATCTTCTGACATCATAGAGAAA